TCCGATTTTGGATTTGTTCGAGCGTCCAAACTATCGCCAAACACAAAAGGAATTTTGGAAGTTGGCAGTTTCTTACTATTTGCTTGCGGGTGAAACATTTTGGTATTTGCAGAAAAAGAACCCGAATGATCAGATTCCCGAATCAATGGTGAATCTTCGCCCCGATCACGTTCAAATCTTGCTTTCACAGGACAAGCAAGAAATTGTCGGTTATGAATTCAACGCACCCGACGGCACAGTCATCAAGTTGCCGACAGATTCAATTTTGCATATCAAAAACATTGATCCAGTGAATCCGCTTCGTGGAATCGGTGTCGTTCGCCCCGCTACACAACGAATCATCACAGAACAAGAAGCGTCAAAGCATCAGTCTGAAACATTCCGCAATCAAGGTCGCCCCGACATTGCGATTTTCACGAACGTCGACAATCTAACAGAAGAAGCGACACAGCTTGCACGCGAGAAGTGGCAAAAGGTGTATGGCAAAGATAACGGTTCACAAGCGGGATTCTTCGGATCAGAAGTCAAAGATTTGAAACTTTTGAACGTGTCGCCAAAGGAAATGGATTTCATCAATTCACAGCAATTCTTGCGTGAAGATATTTTGGCATCGCTACGCATTCCGATTGAGATGATCAAGTCAGAAGTGAATTACGCGAACAGTAAGACAGCACGCATCAATTACATCAAAGAAGCGTGTTTGCCCGTTCTCGACGCTTTCTTGGACGTGATAAACAACAAGTTCTTGATCAATCGTGAAGAAGACAAGTTCTTCACATACGAACCACCCGTGCAAGAAGATCGCGAAATTCTTTTGAAAGAAGCGACAGAATTGAAGCGTGCGGGAATCATCACTGTAAACGAAGCGCGTCAGCTTATGAATTACGAAGACGTTGACGGCGGTGATGAATTGTCTGAATCATCAGCGTTCACACTTGCGATGAAGAATGCACGAATTCGAAAGGTTGCAAAGACATTGATGAAAAAGCGAAAAGTGCTTTTGCGAAAGTTCGACGCGGTTGAAGCGTTGACTGAATTGTATGAAGCAGAAAACCAAGTGAAGCGTGAACGCAATTCAGTTTTCCACACGGCAGAAATGAAAGAAAAATATATCAAGGCGTGGAATGACAATATCGACAAGCGTGCATTGTCTTTCAAGGAAACAATCGACGTTTACAATGACGGTCTGTATAAACGCATAATGAAGCAGATGAAAGACTTTGGCGTGAATCCCGACAGCATCTTCAATGTCGGCGATGAAATGAGAACAGCAAAAAACATTTTCGTTCCTATGATGCAATCAATGTTTAAGCGTATCGGGCAAGAAACGCTTGATTCGGTTGCAAACGGATTTGAAAAATCATTCAAGACAAAAGCGTCAGAAAACTTTTTCACAGCAGATGCGATGTTGCAAGCATTGGAAAACCGTGCCGAATTCTTTGTCGGCTCGATGCTTGATACCGATTGGAAACAGATGAAGTCGATTATTCTTCAAGGAATGAGCGACGGACTTGGTGTTGCCGAAATCGGACGCAAGTTGCGTGAATACTTTGACGATATGAGCGTGTCGCGTGCGAAGACAATCGCAAGGACTGAAACAGGTCGATTGATGTCTATGGCGACAAACGAAGCATACAATCAAAGTGAAATCGTGACGGGCAAGGAATGGTTGACGGCACAAGACAATAACGTTCGCGATATTGTTGGAACGATCAACGATCACCAAATCAATCACGGCAAGATTGTTGATACGCGTGGCACTTTCCCTAACGGTGAAGAATATCCGGGACAATTAACAATTAACTGCCGTTGTGCTCTTGCCCCTGCGGTATAAAAAAAGGTATACTATGAATATGAATCAGCTTGCAAAAAAATTAGTCGAAGAAAAAAGACAAAAAGCAATCGAGCTTTCGGGTAAAACCATTGTCAAAGAATATTCGTGCAAAGCAATTTCTATAAACGAAGAAAAGAAAACGGCGGTTTTCGTGATGTCAACAGAATTCAAAGATCGCTATGACGACATCATTGATCAAGCGTCTTGGATTTTGACATATTTCAAAGAGAATCCATATTTTGCGTGGCAACACAAGTCAAACGATTTTCCGCTTGGACGTTGGCTTGATGTTTGGCTTGAAGCCGATCCCGACAACGTTGGAAAACAGCGTCTTGTTGGTGAAGCATATTTCGCAACCGACATTGATGAAGTTGCAAAACGCGCTTGGAATCACGTCAAAGACGGAAACATCAGAATGGTATCTGTTGGATTCATTCCGCATCGCGTTGAATACGACGAAGAAAAGGACGCATTTATTTTATACGATTGCGAGCTTATGGAATGCTCGCTTGTTGGTATCGGTGCAAACAGACAAGCATTGATCAAAAACAACGACGATTTGAATACTATCAAAGAAACGCTTATCGACACGCGTGATGCTCTTGACATTAAAATCAAGAAGAACGATAATGTGAAAGTAACAAATAATTTGAAAGCACTTGAATTGTTGAGCAAAGCAATTCGGCAAATCAAATAGTCTCGCGAAGCCGTGATAAAACTTTCCCCCTGAAATGGGCACGGTAAAAATTATCAAGTAACTTTATTCATAACATTATGAAAAAGAAGTTTCGAATTGTTGCGGGGGTAAAATTCCTTTGCGACGACAAGGGGGTTCTCTTGAAAAACGCCGAGGGCGAATATCAAGAAGTGCCTGAAACTGAAACCGATGCCGAAGAAGTCGAAGTGACTGATGAAGCGGTCGGTGAAGTTGAAAAAATGCTACGCGAAGCAACCGCACAGGTGAAGCGCGATGCAGAAAAGGCAATGGACGGTTCTGCGAAGAAAGCGTCTGATGCAATTATCAAGATGCTTGATTCAGTGGCAAGCGCCGCAACCAAGAACACAAAAGTTCTTGATTCAACAACCGAAAAAGCGTCATTCGACGTTGATTCAGTTCTTGAAGGCATCAAGGAATTTGCAGAGGGTAAACGTGAAAAGTTTACTTTCGCAATCAAGTCTGTAAAGGATTTGAATTTCTTGAAGAAGACGACATCGGAAAGCGATTCGCTTACTGGTGACGTTATCGAACCACAACGTGTGCCTGAATTGACACGCGATCCAGTTCGATCAGTGTTCATTGAAAGCATTGCGGACGTGACTTCAAATATGACTTCGGATTCGTTGTCATACGTTGAAGTTGTGAACGAAAGTGGTGCGCCACTTCCAACGGCAGAGCTTGCAACCATTTCTGAAAAGGATTTCGAGTTCCAAGAATTCAAAGCGCCGTTGAAGAAGATCACAGTGATGAACAAGCATTCAGTGGAAATCTTAAAAGATGCCCCACAGCTTGTGAACGCTATCAAGGCGTGGTTACAAGAAGACATCAACATCGTTACTGATCAGCAATTGATCAACGGAAACGGTGTCGGTGACAATCTTCAAGGTGTGTTCGGTGTTGCGTCAGTTCTTGACGGTTCAAGCATCGGATCAAAGCGAGTTGAATTCGCAAACCTTGCCGACGTTCTTCGTGTAGCAATCACAAAGATCGCCGTGTCTGGTAAAGGAAAGTTCGTTGCAAACTATGTTCTATTGAACCCAGCAGATGCCGACGAGCTTGATCTTACAAAGGACGAGAACGGTCAATACGTTCTTCCACCTTTCAAGTCAGCAGACGGAAACGTGATCAAGGGTGCTCGCATCATTGAAAACGTTGGAATTCCAGCAGGAACGTTCCTAGTGGGTGACTTCCGCAAACTACACCTTGGAACAAAGGGCGGTGTTGAAATCGAGATGACAAACAGCGACGGCACAGACTTCGCGAAAGATATTCTTTCAGTGAAACTACGCCGACGTGTTGCATCTTATGTCCGACAGAACGATAGCGGTGCATTCTGGACAGGCAACATTGCTACTTGTAAAGCGGCGCTTACGCAATCTTAATTAGATTATGCGTAACACCGTCGAATTGGTAGTCGGTGCAATCCTTGAAAATCACTTGCGTCAATACGCGAAGATCATATCAGTCAAAGACGGTGTGTATCTGTTGAGTGGTTGGACGACAAGGGAAAACGCAGACAAAGCGAACGTCGGATATACTCGAATGAATATATTTGGCTTGCAAAATGCGGGATTCAAGGTTGTATCTTCACCAAAGAAATCGGCGAAAGCGAATGCACCCGCTTCGTCGAAAGATGATAAACTTTCAAAAGACGATCTTGAAAAGTTGAGCGCAAAAGATGTGAAAGCATATGCTGAATCAATCGGCGTTGACAATTCGGGAACGAAGAAGTCTATCATTGAACGAATTATTGCGGTATAATTAGTTCGTAGGGTGTCCGATTCATTCGGACATCTTATCGAGAAAATTATGAAACCATACACAACAAAACAAGCAGTCGAAAATTATTTGGGGGTCACGATAGCATCGGGGCTTAATTCGCAAATCGACGAATGGATCGACGCGATGAGCCGATATATCGACGGGGCTTGCAACAGGGTCATTTTTAACGACGAAGAAGACGATTTTTCATACGACGGTGACGGTTCAAATTCTCTTATCATAAAAGATTGCGTGGACATCGAAGACGTGACGATTGACGGGTCATCAGTCGAATTCTTTGCCTATCCCGCAAATACGCCTTACAAGACGCAAATCAAACTAGAATCGGGTGTTTTCCCGAAAGGTATGCAAAACGTCGTTGTGACGGCAATTCAGGCGCATTCAAAGACGCTTCCGAACGATGTGAAGTTCGCTTGCACGGTTCTTGTTGCAGGAATCTACAACGCACGCAATTCGGTTGGAAAGGTCGGAACAACCGAACGCATCGGAAATTACAGCATTTCATATCACACGAAAGAACAGAAATCAGACTACGAAACAGCAAAAGCAACATTATCGGCTTATCGTCGCATTGCGATCTAGCGTATGCCTTTTTCATCATTATTGATTCACGTTTGCAATATCCAAGCAAAGACACTGAACACGACGGGATATGAGCAAACAGCATCGTGGACAACAACAGGAACGAACATTCCTTGTCGTTATAACGCCAACAGTGGCGCAAACATCAACGACGCGGATCAAGTTCGAATCAACAAAGACGATGACACATTTTTCTTTGATCCGAACGTGAACATCACACGCGGAAATCGAATCGTCTATGACGGCAAAAACTATGATGTGATCAAGGTCAACAAGATTTCTGATTCACAAGCAGTTCATCATCTCGAAGTCGAAGCGCGACACATTGATTCAAAATAAACATATGGCATTGAAAGCGGTCATCAAATTCATAAACAATCGCAACGTCGTCAACAGGGAAATCGGAAAATTCATCACGCGTGCCGTCAGTCGTTCAATCAAGGTTATGGAAAGAAATGTCAAAGTGAACACGCCCGTCAAAGAGGGTCACTTGCGACGTTCGATTCAAAGCAGAATGACGGGTCAAACATCGGGCGAAGTTTTTAACGCCGCAGTCGAGGGTGGACGCGAAATCAATTATGCCGTCCACGTCGAATATGGGACGCGACATATGGCACCGCGTGCAATGTTTCGAAAAGGTGTTGCGGATTCAGAAGACAGAATCAAGGAAATTTTTGCAGAAGAAGCACGCAAGGTTCACGACAAAGCAAGCGGGAATAAATAATTTGCGGTATACTTAATCTATGATTGAACAATATATTTTCAATAAAATAACAGGCAACACAACGCTTCAAACATTGCTTTCGGCAGGGGGCGGAAAATATCACGTCTATCCGAACAAAGTTCCACGCCCGATTGAATTCGAACAAGGCATCACGTTTTCACGTCTTGGCGGTGGTAGTGGTTATCCAAAAGTGAAATCACAAATCATTCAGTTCAGTATTTTTGCACGGACACACGCAAAACTTGGTGATATTTCAGAAGCATTGTATGACTTGTTCGATGAGAAAAACAACGATTCAAGCGGTGGGGTCGATGTTGTTTATTCACAGCGACAAGGTGCGGAAAACGATTTGGAATCGAGCTTGGACGATCCAAATTATTATATGCGGGTAGTGTCGTATTATTTCAAATTACGATAAAATATTCATATGACATCAATGAACAGACAAATGAATACAGGTGCGGAAAACAAAGGGCAGATGATCACGCTTGAAGCAACACAGAACACGACATTTCGTGGAAAGTCAGTTCAGGCGGGGCAATCTGTAACCGTGTCAAAGAGTGAAGCAAAACGCTTGCTTTCAATGGCAAAAGTTTTCCGCATAAAATTGGACTAGACTTTGAAAAAAGTTTATACTATGTATAGGCAATCAAACGCCTTTGCATCGCAAATCTAGTGCCAAATAGAAAGCGGTCAAATTATTAGTAATAGCTTAATTATAAAAAAGTTATGAGCACAACAACCATTCAAAAAATCGCGGCGATTCGTAAA